CTAAATCACCACCTAACTGTGGAGTTGTATCTTCAACAACTTCATTAGTTGCAGCAACTGTAGTATCTACATAAGCTTTAATAGATTCTGAAGATGCTAAAGTACTTGCTGTAGCTGTAGCAAAAGTATCATCGTCAAGGAAAGCTGTACCGGATACGCCTGTATTGATTACAGGGCTTGTAAGTGTAGCACTTGTAAGTGTCTTATTTGTTAAAGTATCTGTTGTAGCTCTACCAACTAAAGTATCTGTTGAAGTTGGTAAAGTCAATGTACCAGTATTAGATATAGAACTAATAACTGGAGTTGTAAGTGTTTTGTTTGTTAAAGTCTGTGTGCCAGTCAATGTAGCAACGGTAGAGTCTATATTAACTGTAACAGTATTACCTGAACCTACAGTATCTAAACCAGTCCCACCAGATATTGTAAGGCTTTCTGAGTCGAGGTCAATACTTAAAGCACCACCTGTATCACCTGCAAAGTCTAAGTCCTGTGCAGTGACTTGTGCGTCTACATAAGTCTTAATAGCTTTAGCAGAAGCAAGAGTAGTATCTGTAGCTGCAACAGAAGTTAAATCTGTATCAAGTACACCTGATTTTAAGTTATCAACTTCTATGTTAGATACTGTATTGTTATCAACATCTATTGTTTTATTTGTTAAAGTTTGAGAGCCTGTTAAAGTAGCTACAGTAGAATCTATTGCAAGAGTAACTGCATTACCTGTTGCAGAACTATCAAGACCTGTACCACCTGTTACAGTTAAAGTTTCACTATCTAAGTCAATTGCAATAGTTCCACTATCTGTTGTAATATCTAAATCTTGTGCAGTAACTTGACTATCTACATAAGCTTTTACAGATTGTTGAGTTGGTACAAGCGTTGCAGAGTTTGAAGACATATCATCTTCATCTGCAAAAGCTGTTATAGTTATAGTACCGTCTGATAAATCTGTAAAAGTAACAGCACCTGCAGTAGTACCACCAATAGTAACACCATCAATAGTTCCACCATTTATGTCTGCACTTGTTGCTGTTAAACTTGTAATTGTTGTAGCAGCAATTGTACCACCTTCAACTTTATCACCTGAAATTTGGTCATCTGCTAAAGTTAGTGTTCCTGATGAAACGTCTAAAGTTTTACCAGCTCCTACAGTTATATCTGAAGTTGCTATGGTAGCACCATCAATTGTACCACCGTTTATGTCTGCTGTATCAGCTATAAGACTATCTATGTTAGCTGTACCATCAATGTAAAGGTCTTGCCATTCTTTTGTAGCACTTCCTAAGTCATATGTACCATCAGTGTTAGGAATAATATCTGAATCAATTTCAGCAGCTAAGTTAATACTATCTGTATCAGCATCACCGAATGTAAGGTTTCCTGAGATAGTAGCATCACCAGTAACTGTAAGATTACCACCAATACTAACATTACCTGTTGTTGTTACAGAATCAATATAAGCATCTTTGAAGTATAATGAGCTAGTACCTAAATCTACATCACTATCTGTTACAGGTATTAATGCACCGTCTTGTAATCTAACTTGCTCTACTGCTACACTACTAACTTCAACATAAAAACCCCATCTATTGTTAGTACTATCAACAACAATCTTGTTAAGAAAATCTAAGTCTCCTATTTGTGGAATGTTACCACCTTCTCCTGCACTACCATCGTGTCTGTGTCCAGTTGTAGCTTCATTTGTAGAACTGTAGCTAAATGCATTTACTAATTGATTATACTCATTGTTAAAAAGTGCTGCAGTAATAGTATCTCCATCTGCAAACGAACTTTGTCTAGTATATGATTGTGCCATTTTTTATCTCTCCTATTGCCTTCCTGCAGGTCTGTAATTTATGTAAATACCATTTATAGTATATGGAGCCCTCGTGTCTGAACTAAAAACTTTAAAAAAGTTACTGTGTCCACTACCTGTTAATGGTTGTCTAACTAACGGTTGTTCAGAAGCTCCAAAAGCTTGTAAGTTAAACTTAGCAGTTCCAAAAAGAGCTGGTTCTGGTACTGCGGTTAATTCAATATCCGGTGGTTGTGGTGAATCGTTACTATCGTAATCAAATCTAATTCTTAATGTAGGCTGTGCTAATGCTTCAGGCTTTATAGATAATTTAATATAGTCTAAAGTTTTTAAAGTTCCAAAATCTCCATAATCAAAATCTGGAGACTGATACTCTGCACTTATTGCTGTTTCTACACCTGCAGGATTAAAAGTATTTCCTACGTTATGGTTATAAATATAACCGTCTTTATCACCATGGACAAACTTTTCTTCTCCGTCATAAGCAAACCCTGATGCAATTGCAGGTGCTTGTATTCCTAAAGTTTCTGACCATTCAAATCCTTGTGGTCTTAATACACCTATCAAGCCTTTTGACGTAGCTGAAGTATCTGTAGTACTTGTATAAAACATTCTATATTGAGACTTGTTTCTTATAACAACACTACTAAATTCATAGATTGCTGAACCTTGAACAATATCATTTATAATTGGCTGTATAGCTTGACTTATAGTTCCTAACTCAACGTCACCAATTCTTGCTGTACCAGCTACGGTTCTAAATCCATCAGGTGCTAAAAATATTAAATCACCGGCTATCTCTTGTATAGTTTGTCCATCTATACACCCTACATTTTTTGTAATAGGTACAACTTTTATAGTTGCAGAATCATTAATATTTTCTAATTTAAATAATGAGTTCCTACAAAAAATAAATAATTCTTTACGAAAACTTTTCAATCCTACAATTTTATCTTCTAGTGTTATACTTCCAGCTCCACCACCTGTAAAGTTATCTATGTCTCCTGTATGACTATAATAAATAGTTTGAGGTTCTGTAGGATTACCAGCTACAACTAAATGATTATCATGTATTGTACAAAATTTAGCTGTTTTAGTGTGGTCAAAAGTTATTTGTTTAGCAAAAAAAGTTCTAGTATTTAATCCCCCTGTACCGGTCATATAAAATAAAAACGGTTTGTTATTACCACTTTTATCTGTTATAACTAATTCACCATAATCAGTAAGACCTTCATATATTGTAAATTCACATTGACCTACTGAACTTAAAGTTAATTCACTACGACCTGTAAAAGTTGAGTAATTATCTCCAGAAGCATCTACACTATCTCTATTTACTTGTAACCAACTTGTTCCATCTACACTAAAATAAATATTGTTACCAACAACTGCAACTATTCCATCAGCATAAACAACTAAACCTCTAACTTGATTACTGCTATTTGGTCTTACAGAACTTCCTCCGCCAAATAAACTGAATCCGTTAATTCTTCTATATCCACCTTCTATAGAGACTTCAAAGTTTCTTAACTTTGTAGCTACTCCCGGTGTTTGTAATAAAGCTAATGAGTTTGTAGACTTATCTAAACCACCAGCTAAAGATACTGAAAAGGGTTGTCCTGATGCCACTAAAAGTATCTCCTATCATCTGTCATATATTTTGGAGTAGGATTAATTAAATTACTCTTCATATGTTTTACAGCTTTTTTATAATCGTCTAAAGCAAATGCAGACTGTTGTAAATTATTTTTAAATTGATGTACATAGTATCTAGCTTTTGCAGTTATAACATTACTATATTGGTCTGGCATAACAATAGTATCATCATAGCTAGATAACCTTGTAGGTTTTTCAAAAGCATAAAAATGTACGTTATAAACTTTGTCAGGTATTGGACTTAATCCAAACTTACGATGGTCTGGAGATTTAATTACAAACTTAGGTTCTCCATGATTTTGTGTATCTGCATCGTCTGCATTTTCACTATCTCTATAATATCTTTTCCAATCATCTAATGTTAAAAATCTTAAACCTTTTGAAACGTAGGGAGCTGCTTCTCCGCTTACGTTTATAGTTGTTACATAAAAATCATCCCAATCTACTGAAGCATAGTCAGTAGTAATACTTGAACTACCGTCTTTTAAAGTATACCATCTTTGTCCTGCTACTGTAGCAACTGTTACATTGCCATAAAAAGGGTCAGTGCTTCCACTAACACCAGCAGAAAAGAAAGGTAATTGAGGTTCTTCGTTAGCTATATCAAATATAGATTTATTAATTGCATCTTTAACAAAAGCTTGTATTCCTATAGCAGCATCAAAATTAGCAGAAGTTAAAATAACTTCATTAAGTTCTCTTAATACTTCGTTGGTTATGTCAAGATATGTAGTAGCCATTATTTTTTATGTACCTTTTGAATTTCAAAGTTTGCTTCTAAACTTGCACCTTTGTGTTTAACAAACTTACCTTTGTGTTTCATTAACTTATATGATTTACCGGACTTCATCCAATGATAACCTTTTGGTGCTTTAACTTTCATAATTAGTTAGCTTTAGCTTTTGGTGTTCCGTTATAAACTGGCTGACATCCATCCATCTTAACATCACCACCGTGCATGTATTTCATACGTCCACCCATGCCTTTTTTCTTTCTCATCATTTCAGCGTATCCGCCACCCATGTACATTTTTCTGTTATCTTTTTTCATATTATCTCCCTGTTAAAAAAAGTGGAGGGTCAATTAAGACCCCCCGAATTGATATTAGTCAATCACATAGAAAGCTGATACTAAAGCTTCAGGTCTAAGTACTTTCGCACCATAAACATGTAAGCCTCTAACAATATCACCAAACGATGTTGGGTCTCTCAACACTTCTGTTGAAAGGATAGTGTTAGCAGTAGCAGTAGAACTCATATGTCCAGCCATAACTTTACCAGTTGCATTAGATGTTGCAGCGATATTGTTAGATTTGTACATATCAAATCCTCTTAACTTTCCACTTGAAACTAAACCATTTCTGATTGAGCCTTGACCAGCATTAAAGTCAACACTTAATAGTTTAGAACCAGATTGTGCTAACTCTTCATAGAATGAAGGTGGAGCAACAAACCATCTACCTTCTTCAGGTACATTCTGGTCATCCATTAGTCTTGCCATTCTTGCCATAAGGTCAATAGCATCTACACCAGTACCATCTGAACCAAGTAGGTCTACAGAGTTAGTTGCGTGAGCCATAGTGGCATCAGCAGTAGCACTGTCAGAACCAATAATATGGTCAGGTGATGATGCAGAGCAACCAGAGAACATAGTTGCTAAAACAGCAGCATCATATGAATCTTTCAATGCATATGCAGCAGAGCTTGAAGCAACTTCTTTGAAGTTTACATGTGACATATTTGTTTCAATATCATCTACGATGAATTTGAAAGCTTTAGCACTGTCAACAACCAAAGTTATTTCTTGGTCAGTTAGTTTCGTGTCAGTAGTATCGCTACCTCTTGTGTAGTCTGATACTGAAATGACAGGTTCTTTGATAATCTTTACAGAGTCTCCATAAGCAGATATTTCACCAGCATAGTCGGTGTTAGTAATAGCTTCTACCACTGAGGCTTTTCTAAAGAAGTTTAAAACCTTTTTAGAGTAAACCG